CGCATGAGTAACCGGCATTTTCCAGCACATCACACATAGCGGCGACACAGGCGGCGCGAATAACTGCGTCATCGGCGGCAATGGCTGAAGACATCCACACATCAACAAGTAATGTTATAACCTTAACACCGTCGCACCGGGGTCTGTGAACCATGTGGACGGGCGAACCGGACAGCATGCGACCAACGTTGACCCGCCCGCCTGCAACGCCGTGTATGCGCTGCCGGGCTTGCGCGTGATCACCTTCGATAATGTCAGCCGCCCGCTTAGCTTTCTCGACACCATCACGCCAGCCGTTGCGCGCCAGCTTCAGCGCATGTTGCATGTTGGATGATCCCGCCCAACCCGCGTCACCTGTTCGCCAACCGCAATTGCGGTTATCGTATCGTTCGCCCTTGATCGCGTCCGGTGTTGCTTCAACGAAATCGAGCATGTCGGCAAAACTGGCGAAACCGAAAAACGCTGAAGGTCGCTTGGCGAACTGACTAAGCCATGTTTCATCATTGCCGTGGATCGCGGCGGTGTCGCGAATATCGCGGAATTCTTGATTGCCGAAGTCGCGTCGTTCTTCCTGATCAGCATTCATGCGAGCGATAAGCCGCGCCATGAAATCGTCATCAGGCTTCTTTTCTTCGCCAACGTCAAAGCCATGAATGATGACCGGTGACGGTTGCGCGCCCGGCTGAACTTCGCCCATCATGATATTGCCGTCAGGCATGCGAATGACGATACCGGGCAATTTGCGAAGTTCGTTCAGTTTGGCGGCTGGTGTGAAATCCGGCAGCGTCCAAACGCGATCAACACCGTTCCACATCGCGCCAAGCGCTTTGATGCTTTCGCGATGTGTGAATGTGCCGCGCCCGCTGATGGTTATCATACCTGCTTGACCAACCAAAGGTCATCACCATTTGGTAAAATAATGCTTTCGTGAAGATTAGCCATTGGCTTGTCAATTCGTGACCAAAACATTGCTTTCTGATCTTCGGTCGCTTCTTTCAAAAGAGCAACGGTTTGGGAAAAAGCATAATCGCGAACTAAAATTTCACCGTTGGCGTGAATGATACGAATTCGAAAGGTTTCCATTTTTGTAACTCCGGTTTGATGAATTACACATACTCCGATCAATTATCGCGGTCAACAACTTTTTTGCGATCCGCTTCCGAAAGCCCTTTGAATAGATAAATGTCTCTCACACGTTCGATATCCATTCCGATTGCCAATGCACGCGAACCGTTGATGATTGCGCGGGTGCTGACAACATGGCGAATATTTTTCGTTTCGACTTTATCGCGAACGTTCCACACTTCATTTGCCCAACCGGCATTCGTGGTCAGGCGCATTTCAAGGTTGCGGTCATAATCGATAGGCACAACCGCGAACCGGTCAAGGCTGGCGGCGTCTAGCTGATTGCGCCCGATATAGACGCGATCAGCACCCTTACCGAAGGTATTGGCACAGGCGATCATCCGGAAGTTCTCATGCCGCCTGACGGGCTGCTGACCATCGGGAAACGTCACATAACCGTTGGCAAGCGCACTGTTGGCGGCAAGCAAAGCTGCCGCATCCCATGCGTCAATTTCATCAGCGATCCACACACCGCCATTTTCGAACGCATCGCGAAATGGCGTCCGGTGATAGTTGCCGTGACCATCAACGAAGCCCATCAATTCATGGGTATCGAAAACAGTTGATGTGATGAAAAACGACAAATCAAGCGCCCGGCTGACCATTTCACCAATTGTTGTTTTACCACAACCGGCAGGCCCAACCATCATCACCGGATGACCCATGCTGGCAATCTGAATGATTTCGGCGGTCTGACTATGATGCAAGCCTTCAAGCACCCGCACTTCACCGCGTTCGGCAATCTCGATCCGGACCGGTGCGACATGACCTTTCAGAAGCTCAGCAACAATGCCCGGCAGCGCTTCAACGAACTTGGCGATTTCGATACCGATTTGATCGGTGATGATTTCATTATTCACCCGGATCGCATCACCGATAATGCGGCTGATAACATCGGTATCAACAGGCGCAAACCCGGTACGCTCCACATGGCGCACAAGCTCAGCAAACGCACCGCTGATCAGCTTTGCGCCGGGACCATGAGCATGGTACAGGTTGGCAAGTTCAGGGTTTGATAGACGTGATGCGTCACCAGCCGCACCGGGCGGAAATGGCATATCAAGTTGGTGCTTATAGTTTGCCCATATGATCAGATTTTGACGATTGGCATCCGTCACGATCAATTCAGAAGATGGACCAATGACGTTTTCGATGTTTTCAAGATGTGTGGGCATGTCGTGCTCGCGGGTTTGATCGGGTGTAATTAGCATGGGTGAATTTGTCGCGCAAGTTGATAGTTGGGTGCTTGAAAGTATCAAGCGCATGAAAGCTGTTCGCAATGCGGCAATTGAAGCCGTTGTGAATGATGCACAGTTGGCAACCGCTAAAGGCGGTCGGATGCGTGTCGATACTGGCTTCCTTCGTGCTTCCGGTCAAATGTCTTTGAATGGTATGCCGACCGGCCCGGTTCGCGGCGATGATGCTGCAACAAAATTTCAATATGATGATGGTGTTTCTATCACACCCGTTTCACTCATTCTTGCTCGTGCCAGCCTTGGAACCGATTTGTATTTTGGTTGGACGGCAAATTATGCTAGAGCGCGTGAAAGTCATGATGGTTTCTTGCGTCTTGCCGTCCAAAAGTGGCCGCAATTCGTTGATGAAGCAACCCGCAAAGCCAAGTCTAGGAGCACCAGATAATGAGCATTGAAACCGATATTTACAGCGGGTTGATCGCAGCAACCGAAGCGGCACGCGATGCGATTGATCCGGAATTACGTATTGCATATCCACAAATCGAATTTAATCCGCTCAACAATGAAACATATCTTGAAATTCGACATTTCAAAAACACCAACATTAACCCGACTTGGGATGCTTCAAAAATCCTGCAAGGCATCTGGCAAGTTTCGGTTGTCGTCAATGGTGATCAGATTGGCGAACTTCCACCGACTGAAATTGCGTCCGTAATCGAAAATCATTTCAAGAAAAATACCCGCATTTTTATCGGTGAAGATGGTCGGTCGATCAAGATTTATCAAAGCCCAACTGTGTTGACGGCAATTGTTGATCTTGGCAAAACGATCTATCCCGTAAGCGTTCCCTATCAATGCTTGAAGATGGGCGATGATTAAGCTATGCCGTAGGCATCGCGATCATTTCGAAAGGCTTAGCCATGAACCGCCTGCCAATTCTGACCGCCGCGCTTCTCGGCTCGGCTCTTTCCGCCTTCCGCCCATTCGAAGGCACCAATGCCGGGGGCACCTTTTATGCCTGTGCCACGGCCCAAGCAACCGCACCCGCCAATGCTGCCGCCTATGCTGCGCTGACATGGGTCAAAGTGTCGAGTGTCGGCAGTGTCGGTGAAATGGGTGTTCAGACGAACATTCTTTCCTATGACACTTGGGATGATGACGTTGTGCGCAAGCAGAAGGGCATGAGCAACGCGGGCGATCCGTCGATTGAAGTTGCTCGCATCGATAACGATCCGGGTCAGATCATCTTGCGCAATCAGGCGCGAACCAAACTTCGCTATGCGTTCAAGATCGAATATGACGACGCGCCGGAAGTTGGCGGCAGCGGCACCACGCTTTATAATTGGGGGCTTGTCACCGGTCCGACGCGCCCAATGGGTCGGAACGAAGACTTCAATCTTGAAGTGTTCACGCTCGGTCTGATGGCACTCGAAATCGTTGTTGAGCCTGCCGACGCGCCGTAACGCTTGACGTTCAACACATCAACCGGTTAGATCAAGGCGGGCAACATGACCCGCCTTTTTCATTTCAAGGAACACCCGGCACATGAGCAATAAATCTGTCGCATCTTATAGCGATATCGGAACATTGACCGCAATTTCTGGCGTCCCTCTCGAAATCACGCATCCCGGCACCGGGCGTGAAATGGGCTTGCGCCTGTTGCTTCAGGCAATCGAAAGCGAAGCTGTAAAGCCGGTTACGCGCCGGATTGAGAATGAACGGCTGAAACTTGAACGCACCCGTAAGGGTGGTTTCAATTCCGATCAGCTTCGTCAGAACGGCATTGATATCATTTCTGCATGCATCATCGGTTGGGAATGGCATGATGATGCGAGCGGCAACGCGGGCGGTTTCGCTGGCGAACAGCTTGCTTTCACACCGGCGAATGTCAAAAAGGTGCTCGAAGTCGATTGGCTTCGCATGCAGATTGACCGCGAATTGATGGATGAAAGCCGTTTTTTTCAGAACTAGGCTTTGAACTATGCGATGCGATCACGACACATGTCAGATACGACACGCCCGATGATAAGGGCGAAACGCGCCGTGATCGCAACATTCGATTTGGTATGTCTGAACTAAACCAAGAAATCATCTTGCCGGAAGTCGGCTTGTATCTCTGGGATTGGTTTCACGAAATTTCAAACAGTGTTAATCGCATTGTTCAAGGTCAGGCGATGCGCATTCCGCCGTCCGAATTTTTAGCTTGGA